AAGTCATATTGAATGTGATCTTCTAATGTATCCCAATCTTCTGGAGTGATAATATTCTTAAGAATTAACTGAGTCTTAAGCATATCATTAAAAATACCAGAGAATCTCTTACGTAATCTACCAACAAACTTAGTAAACTTAATTTCATCTCTTAATATCTCTGATGATCTACCTAAATTGAATCCACCTTGACTATCAAGTCTACTTGATGGAACATTCAGTGACTTATAAAGTTTAGATTGGAAATACTCAATATCAGTAAGTTCTCCAAGGTTTTGTCCACCTGGTAAAGTTGAGATTTCTGTTCCTCTACCACCTTCTCTTCTAGGAAGCCAGAAGTCTTCCAACATTGCCATATATTTCTTATCATCACGAATCTCACCAGTGTCAGCATTATAAACCAGTTTATTTCTATAACGGTTCATAACATCACGAAGATATTGCTCTGCCTTAACTTTAGGAAGATTACCTACATCAATATAGAATATTCTTCTTTCTGGAGCACGAGATAATCTGTAGATAACAAGACTATCCTCAACCATTCTTAACTGGTTAAGTGCTTTGATTGCTTTATGTAAGTAAGATAATACTGTTTGCTTATTACGATCTACAAGTCCTGAAGTAACAAATGTGATTGCATCTTTTGCAATCTTAACTACTCCCTTTTGATCTCTACTTGGAATTATACCACTACCCTTAGTTGCACTATTAGGATCATAAACGTAGAATTCATTTACTTTAGGTGCTTCTGCACTTTTCATGTCACCTGCATTCTTACTTGCATCGAATGGAGATAACTGATTGGATCCCAGTTTTTCAACTTGACGTATAAGTCTTATTTTAAGTGGATCAATATATCTTATTTCCTGAATACCATCTTGTGGTTTTTCTAAATCAATTACTTTATGGTAGAAAACTCTTCCATCAATATACCAGGTACGAAAAATCTCATGAGACTTCTTATCGAAGTTCATGAGTTCTTTGATGTACTTAAATTCTGTTCTAATATGTTCCTTTATCTTATCAGACGCAGGTAAATTGGATAATTCAACTTCTACAGGAGAATCATTTAGATCTGAAACTAGTGCTTCATTTACAACATCTTCAATTGCACTGTCTGCTTCTGGGTGCAGACACATTTCACGGTATCTACGAATCAGATCCTGTTCACTTTTATATACTCCTTCAATATCAACGTATTGGCCGTAAAACCCACTCGACACAAAGAAGTCCGACTTATCTTCGTCGGACTTAGGAATCGGTGAAACGATCCCCTTTGCCTTGCTATCCCCAGAATCGGGAAGTTTAAAACCAAATAGTTTTGCCATTGTATAGTTACTTTACTGCTATTATATACTATTTAGGAGCCGCTGCCAAGCTGCGTTGCACCAGTTGGATCTAAAGCATCCCACCACTGAACTTGTAGTTCAACTGTAAACTCTTCAAGTGAGTCTGAACTATCGTATGAAAGAGCAATGTCTGACACGTTAGTTGGGAAAACACCGTAGAATTTATATGCTTTAAGAACTGGCATTTGACTTGCTGTTTGTGGTATTGGACCACCAACTGCTGATCTACCAAATTGTCTTACAAATACATCCTTCTGATAATCAGTAGGATTTGTAATACCTGCATTATCCTCATGCTTGTTAATGAGGTTCATCCATCTTTCAAATGTATTTCTAATTCCGAAATCAACATCGTTGATGACGGTAACAGTCCAAGGATCGAAAACTCTGTCTCCTGCAATTTTCAGGTTTCTTCCTCTAAATGGGATGTTAATTGGTGTAACATTTGATGCTGGTAAGTTTGCTGCTTTAACTAGGAATCGTGCCTTGTCGGTTACTTCATCTCTAGTATTTCCATTTGGAATAGCTTCGTCGGGAAAAAATAATTCACATTCAAATAAATTAGGACGAGCACCACCCCCGACCATTCTACCCTTGAATGCATCAAGGGTTCTGTCTTTAGTAGCAGGAATGTTTAGGTTTGCCATTAATTGTGTTCCTCTAAGTAATTAATTTAAACGTTTCCAACGACTTCTTCAAAACTAATTCCAGTGCGGGTAGCAACGAATGTTAGTCCGATAAAGTTGATTGATCTTGCTGGTTTGACGAAAATATCAGCCCTGAATTGATTGGAATCAATTATGTCGGGTGTGTTATTTGTTTCGTCACAAACAACAACGAAATCAGTAATACCTCTCTTCGCTTTAATATCACGGAGATAAGGATCAACGACATTCAAGAAATTTGATCTTGTAATAACGTCATTGAATTCAAATAACTGATCTTTTGCTGCTCTTCCGATTGTCTCCTCAATTGTAAGGAACAAACGACGAACGTTGATTCTATCGAATGCAGAAGCAGTAGCAAGTCCTGTTCTGTCTCCGAAGAGAATAATACCTGCTCCTGGTTGAGCAATAATTGGGTTAACTCTCTTAGGATATAAAAGATCCCTCTGTGCTTGAGTTGGGTTGTATGCTAGTTTAACTGCTCCATTTAGTGCTCCTCTGGAAGTACCAGCAGGTGAGAACCAAGGGAATGAATTAATTGATGTCTTTGCCATCAATCCAGCAGTGTCAGCGTTACATGGAATCCATCTGTACTCATTATTCCATCTATCATACTGATACTTGTAACCAGTATCAAATACTGCATAAGAAGAAGACTGAAGATTATTGTAAAACTCTACAATGTTATCAGTTTGAGTATCAGGGTTTGGTACTCCTACAACACCTTCACGGTGTGGAGAAATAACTGCAAGACAATCTTTTCTTAATTCTGCAATTGCGATAAGTGCTTTTGCTTTTGCTTGGGAATCCCAAATATCAGTACCACCAGAAGGCCCGTTAATTAAGAAATTAACGTTATATTCTGCAGGGTTCTTAAGGACATTATAGGAATTAATAACATCACCACGAGTTGCTGCAAAACCATCTCCAGAGGTATAATTCTTACCTGCCTTTAACTCATCAGTTGTTGCACCAGAAACTGCAAAGGTAACACCTTGAGCATTGCTTCCTACGTTACCAACACCAGTTGCAGTAAACTTATAATCGTTGTCACCACTATCTGTTAATCCAGAAGCAGTACCGCTTGTCGAATAACCAACATAGACATACTCAGATTTTCTTGCAACACTATCTTTATAATATATTGATTCTGCTGGAGAAATCTTACCATCTTTTGCTTTTGAAAGATAAGTAAACTTCTCAAGAACATTACCTGCAATTCCACTTACGGATCCAGATTCATCAACAACCACGACATGGATTTCATCATTCTTACTACTTCTTTCAGCAGCAAATGCAGAAGTTCCTGGTTTCTCAGCAATTGACTTCCAGTAAACATCAGAATTGGTTAATCCCAATGTCTGTTCATTATACCAATCTTTGTTCGTAGAACTTGTAAATGTTACACCATCAGCAGCTGCTGAACTCTTAGTATAGAGTTGATTGATGTTTGTTGTAACATCTGTAACTCTAGAAATGGTATATGCTGTTGTACCGATACCAGTAATTGCTCTGTCTACCGTAATAGCAGTAAGACCAATTCCGATAACCGTTGCACCTGCACCGATACTAATACCAGTACCACCAGTTACTGTAACAACGTCTCCTAGTGCAATATCCTTTGAAGCATCACCATTTAGATTCTCTGTTGTAATTCCAGTGATTGTAATGTCATTTAGAAGATCGGTAGCACCAAGTGTGGAACCAATACTAGTAGAAGTTGGTACTACAGTTGAAGTTGCTGCTTTAAATCCTAACTCACCATAAGAAAGAGCAGAGGAAACACCAGCATTTGTGACTTTATCAGTTACTTTTACTGAAGCTTCTACAGTCCATGTACCGTCACCTACTGCAGTTGAAGTTATTCCAGTAACAACTCCTCTCATGTAACCATTATATAATGCTGTTGATCCAGAACCAACATCAACTCTATCACCAATTGCTTGTGTTATACCGTAACCAACATTAGGAACGTTTGCAGTTGATACACCAGATAGTGTAATAATTTGATCTGCAAATGCGTCGATTGTACAAACCTTTATACCATTACCCCAAGAACCAGGGTCCTTAGCAGCAAATTTCCAACTAAGAGATTCGTTTGCTACAGTTTCGTAGTCATCTACGTAATTTTCGTATGACTTAATTTTAACTCCGCTTGCTCCTTCTCCAGGAGTAGCAACAGAAGAGTTTGCGTTATTTAAATATGATCCTGCTTGTTCGTCGCAACGGAGTACTCTTAATACTCCACCATAAGAAAGAAAATTGGACGCACTCAACCAGTAACCATATTGACCGTCCGTTGAAAGTGGCTTACCAAAAGTTTGAAGAAGATCTTGCTCTGTTTCAATCAGAATTGGCATATCAACAGGGCCTTTCTCAAATGGACCTGCGATTGCACCAACTTGATCGTTAGCACCATCTACTCTACCGATAGTTAAGTCAACTTCCCTTACCTTTACGCCAGGTGATACTAAGTTAAGTGACATGTCGTTATTCCTCGATCAGAAATTCATTTTTTTACTAAAATTATTTATAAATTAGTCACTCTTACATGCGTTTTTACATGTAGTCCCACATGTATGACCTATCTCCATACTCATCAGCATACCACCTTTGGCCTTCTGGATCTACAAATGAAGACTCTTCAGTTAGTCCATCGGACATAA